GGAGTTCCGCGTCGCGATCGCGAGCACTGCTTTTACTCGGTGCCCGCAGAGCCGCTCGATAACCCGGGTCAAGACATCGTCTACCATACAGAGGTCTTCCGCTCGATCCTATCAGAGCACGGCTTTACGGGACACCCGACGAACGAAGCCATGGCCATCATCTTCTCTCAGTGCTCCAAGGAGAAGTTCAGCGGTCTCTCCATGAGCTTTGGGGCTGGCATGGTGAACATTGCTCTCGCGTACCAGGCCAACTCCGGGATGGAGTTCGCCACTTCGAGATCAGGCGATTGGATAGACCAGCAGGCAGCCCGTGCCATCAACAGGACGGCTTCGCAGATGTGCGCGATTAAGGAGCGAGGCTTCGACCTGAAGAAGCCTGAGGGTAGAGAGCAGCAGGCGCTCGCGATGTACTACCGGAGCGTCATTGACTACTGCTTCAAGGCAATCACCTCGGAGTTCAAGAAGGTAGCCAACACCGTAGAGTTGCCGGAGCCTGTACCGTTGGTCGTGAGCGGTGGCACGACGAAGGCGGGGAGCTTCCTGGAGATCTTCCAGGAGGAGTTCGATCGCGTCCGCAGGAAGTTCCCTATCCAAATTAGCGAGGTGCGGCCGGCGTCAAATCCCCTGACGGCCGTCGCAGAAGGCTTGCTCGTACTGGCGCAGGAAGAGCACGGCGGCGGCTGAAAGGCGGCTCCTTGTACTACCACCTCATTGGCTCGCTCAAACGAAGGCTCATTCTGGAGCTTCAGGACAGCTTCAGTCGGCATCCGATCTACCAGAAGGTCGTGCCGTTTATCCAGAATCGCTTCTCGTTCACTGAGCGCCCGCAATTCGGCATCGTGGTTCAAGGGAGCAACGCCAACAAGGTGCAGCTCGACGCATCGAACTTCCTGGGCACGGTGCAGAGCCACGTCATGTTGGCCCGGGTAGGGGGCGATCCCGTCTTTCCTTTGGAATGGGTCCGAGAGGATCTTGCGTGCCTTCGGCACCACGGGGGCGTCATGCCCACGGAGCCGGGGGTCTACTACCTCGAGATCCTTTCGGCCCCTTCCAACGCGGGGGAGGAGGGGGCGTTCATCATCGACCCTCTCAAGACCGTGTCCAATGAGCCGGTTTTGCGGTTTCAAACGGGGTTTGAGACGGCCGGGCAGCTTCAGAACGTCCCCCTGGAGAGGACGCTTCGACTCTATGAGAACCGCACGTTCCTTCTCAAAGCCGGGGTGGACTACGAGCTGGGCGATCGCGGCGAGGTGACGTTCACCCACCCATTCGGCGCAGGCAGCTTCGTGACGGCGGACTATCGCTACCCCACCGACTCGCTGGGGCCATTCCCATTCCGTTGGAACAGCGCGGACGTGACGACCCTACCCGGAGTCGTGCTGGCGTTCGGGAAGCGTGCGGCAGTGGGCCAGAAGACCGCCGTCGTTGTCTATGGATCGAGGGTCGATGCGGCGCAGGCCTATGGCGGCAAGCATGAGGTCAGCTTTGATCTCGAGGTCATCGCGCGAGACACGACGCAGGTGGAGGAGATCACGGATCTGGTGAGCATGTACCTCTGGGGCGAGAAGCGGCCGGTGCTGTCATGGGAGGGCATCGAGATCATCGACGTATCCATTGGCGGGGAGTCGGAAGAGCCGATCGACGAAACTGGGCAGCTCTTTCAGTACACAACCAGCATGACCGTGCAGATGCAGGCAGACTGGGAGATCCACGTTCCCTTGGCTCTCACCATCAGCGGTGTCGAGCCAGACTTCACGCCGGTATCGTCACGGGTGTTCTACGACACGTTCCCCGTGGTCGCGGGGCGCAACCCCGACTTTGAGAGGATCGCGTAGCGATGCCGCAGTACAGCTTTCTATGCCCGCGCTGCCGTCTGACGTTCAAGCGACGAATGTCGATGGGCGCGCACGTCACGCACATCTGCCCCGAGTGCAAGGGGGTGGCACCTCGGCAGTGGGAGGGTCAGGGCTTCGGCTTTGAGTTCCAGACCGGCGCGGGAACCGCGCAGGCGAACTCCGGCGTCTCCAAGCACGACTACCCCACGGCGGACCAAGCCGTAGGTCGGTCCGCGGAGAGCCAGTGGGAGGTCATCCATGCCCGCAACAAGGCCAAGAATAAGGTCCGCGAGCGAGGGGTGGCACTCTCCCGTAGAGACCAACTCGAGGCCGGGCAAGTCGTTTCCGAGTACACAGCTCTTCCGCAGCAGTCCTTCGACGCCCGCAAGAAGCTCGAAGGGGTCTTCAGGGAGAAGGCTCGCCGAGACGGCATCGAGACTTCACTGAACACGCCCTCGACAAGCATCATGAAAAAAGAGCGGGCGGCTCGATAAAGCGTTGTTCCGCCGGCAGTAGGGCGATGCCAGCGCTCGTCCTGCCGAACCCTCTCCGCCGTGGAGCGAGGTGGCGTGCGCGCGCGGCGCGCATAGGGGGGAGCCGTGCGCTCTCCCCGAGATCCAGACCCAGATGCAACGACCCCGATGAGACCCAGATGAAGATCGACACCTAACAGAAAAGGTAGCGAAATCATGGCTCTTGGTCCCTTTGTGACCTATGTCCCTCCGGGCGTCTACACCCGTACCCTCACGGAGGCGAATGCCGCCAACCTGGTCGCGGGCCTTCGGATCCCCATCGTCGTCGGCGTCGGGCAGGAGCAGCTGCTTCAGAGCAACCTGGAGAACATCCGCGGCTCGAGCGCGAACCTCGATCAGCAGATCCTGAGCGAGAATGACTCGGCTCGGTTCGTGCTCGATGAGACGAACCCCAGCAACCCGACGCTCGGATCGGCGAACGGGCTCGTCACCAAGTTGAGGGTGCGCAACTTCCCCATCGTGGACGGCAACGGCTTCGGGCGCGTCACGAGTGATGTGCGTTCGGCCAGCGTCACGATCAACGGCCTTCAGGTTGCCGTGGGCGCCGTCAACGGGTCCCAGGGATATGTGACCCTGCAGGTGCCGCCGCAGCCGGGGGATGATGTTCGCGTCACCTACTTCTTTCGGCGCACGGATACCGCCTTCACGGATGTGGTCTCGGGCCAGGTTACCCAAAGTCAGGCCGAGCTGACGTCTCCAGCCGTCGCACCCTTTGTGGTCGCGTCGAGCTCGAACTCGCTGGTGCTAGTCGTTGATGGCACGGAGCGAGCACTCACCTTGACGAACGCTACCTACACGGCGGCGTCGCTCAAGACGGAGATCGATTCCAACCTGGTCCCCGGTCTTGCAACGGCCGTCTTCACGGACAACCAAGGCCTCGATCACCTGACCTTCATTGCGGCCCAACAGGTGGAAGTGGGGGCGGGTACCGTCAACGGCGTGCTCGGTTTCACCACCGGCAACAAGACCAACCGCCAGACCGCGTTCCGCGTCTACCAGCGCCCCATTGTGGACGGCACCGACGGCGGCATCACTACCAACGACACCAGCAAGGTCACTGTCTTCGTCAACAACGTCCAGAAGGTTCCGGCCTCGGTCGATGGCACCAATGGCGTGGTTACGCTCGCGCTGCCACCTCCGCCCGGCGCTACGGTTACGGTGCAGTACTTCGCCAACACCTGGCAGGACACGTTCGACTACCTGCCCAACACTCTGGTCACGGACGTCGTTCGCTGCGGATTCGCATCGGGTCGAAGCGACTTCATCCAGGGCCAAGACTTCGTCATCGAGAACCCCTCGGCGGACGTGTCGGTCATTCACTGGGGCACCTCCTACAGCGTCAGCAACACCGGCCACACCACGGGGTCGACGCTGTTCAACTCGACGCAGATCTTGCCGACTCTGGTCGATGAGAAGGTCTACCTCGCGGCAACGGAGCGGTACGTCAACACTAGCGTAGTCCCTTCGATTGTCTCCCAGAGCGAGTTCATCCTCCCGCTGGTCCCAACCACGGGCAATGGTCGCGACACTCCGTTGGGGCAATCGCTCTATGCGGCAGTCGCCAACAACCGGATCGCGCTGCCTAGCAACCGCCCCGACCTCGTTCAGGCGTGGGCGGGCACAGATGTTTACGATGCTCTTAGTCGGTCAGCGTTGACGGTGCTGGAGGTCGACGCCTCTACGCTCCGAATCAAGGTTCGCGAGGTCGTGCCCCCGGACCACACGGTCTTTGCGACGTTCAACTACAACCGGATCAGCGACGACGTGTTTACCCTGACCAACAAGGTAGCGGGTGCCGTCGGCGTTGGCACCTACGAGGTCCAAAGCGCTTCACTGGGGACGAAGCTGTACCAGGTGCGGTTCGGTGGCAAGACGGGGTTGCCAGAGACCGTGCAATGGCCGCGCGGCGCTGAGCAAGTTCCGGACGCATTCCACACCGGCGCCGGCACGCCCGTCAACGAGACGGTCACGGTGACGTTTGGCTCGACGGCGGCCAAGAACGCGCAGTTCACGAACGATGGCCAGGCACCCTACGACCTGTTTGCGTCCACGAGTAACAATTTCCGCGTCACGATCGATGGGACCGCCTTTGTCACCAACCTGAACACCCCAACGCAGGCGTTCCTGGTCAGCGACAAGGTGCCGCTCACGGGGGGTAATATCACGATCCCGGCGGCACCGGACAACGTGCTGAACCTGGTGATCGACGGGAATGCCGGCGCCGCCAAGGGCTCGATCACTGCCATTGCTGGCGCCGATCTCGTCGACGGCGAAACGTTCACGCTCGATGACGGTGTCAATCCACCCACCGTCTTCGAGTTCGATGACGATGCGAGCGTGACTTCCGGGAACGTTGCGGTGACGTTCGCTGGCGGAGACACCGCCGCCCAGGTCGCGACGGCCATTCAGGGAGCGATCAACGGCGTTGGCGCCGGCCTCACGATCACTGCGGCTGCGCCCGTTGGGGCTGTCGTAGGGCTGACCAACGACAATGCGGGGACCGCGGGCAACGCCGCCATTACGGACACCGTAGCGGATACGGACTTCGTGGTCGTGGGCATGCTTGGCGGAAACGGCGAGGTGAGCATTCCCCTCACTGCTGGCTCGCGCACCCCCTCGCAGATCGCCACCGAGATCGACGCCGCGATCGATACGGCGTTCGGTGCCTCCAGCTTGGTGTCAGCGGTCTCTGTAGGCAGCTCACACGCGGTCTTCATCATCCGGTCCTTCACGACGCCCGCAGCTCTGCCCGGCGGTTTCGACGCCAACTCGGACATTCAGGTCTTGCCGGGTACGGTCGAGGATGTCCTCGGGTTTACCGCTTTCCAGTCGGCAAGCGGCACGCCCACCGCTACGAACAAGCCGGCCACGATCCTAGGCACCGTGGCGCAGGGCTTCGACATCACGGCGGGGTTGAACGACGCCCTCAACATCCAGGTTGATGGGGTCGACTACTCCATCACGCTGACGGCGGGTACTGGACGAACGGCTGCCCAGGTTGCCTCGGACGTCAACGCCGTAGTCTCTGGCGTCGCGTCGGTTGGCACGCTCGCGAACCTCAATCACGTTCGTCTGACGAGCCCAACCACAAACAGCGCTAGCAAGATCGTCATCAAGGCGGGCTCCGCGAACGCAACGTTGGGGTTCACAGCAGGGGACGAGGCAAACCAGACACGAGTGACGGCTCAGGAGATCGTCAACGAGCTGCTGGCTACCTCGGGATTCCTTGCGGAGGGCTTTGCTCGGGTAAAGACCGTCGAGGGACGGGACTTCGTCACGATCGAATCCCTCTCCACAGGTACCGCTTCATCGATCTTGTTCGTCGGTGGATCGGCTTCCGCGTTCAATGTCACCACCGGGCTCGGCATCGCGGCGGGCGATGGCGACAACGGGGAAGCCGCCAAGGACAACTTCGTCGTGACGTCCACCAACACGACGGCGGGCTCGTCCGGCACTGGCTTCCCCGGACAGACGTACACGGACGAGCGTACGGGGCTGCGGTTCACCGTGCTCCCGAGTGCTGTCGGTACATACACGGATACGGGGGCGTTCACCCTGCAGGTCTCGGAGACGTGGAAAGTGAACCCGTCAGTTCCGTACCTCAGCGTCCCTGGGGTCGAACTCATCGTGACGGACACGGTCGGCGTCGGCACGAACGACACGGCGAACGTTCAGACGTTCAACCCCGGAGGTCTCGAGCCAGCGATCGGCGACTCCTACTTCATCACGTACCATTACATGAAGCAGGACTTCTCGACGCGGCTGTTCGCGCAGTTCAAGACGATCGAAGCCAACTTCGGAGCCTTGAGTGCTGAGAACCGGGTCACGCTTGCCTCCTTCCTGATGATCCTGAACGGAGCT